TGGTTTAGCTTTCTTAAAATTCTTTTCTTTTCTTTTTTGAACTTCTTTAGCTGGTTTTTTCTTTGGCATAACCATTTTCTTATCTGCTTTTGCAGCATCTTTTAAAAACTTTTCTAAGCTAATCTCATTGCCTTCTTCATCAAGATATTTAGGAAAACCTTCTTTCATAGCTTCTTCTGCTTGCTTTTGCATTGCCTCGTTTGTGCCTTCAGCATAACCTAATCTTGCTATACCACCATCTGCAAAAGACCCAGATTGAGCAGCACTTGTTGGTATTAAGAATGGATACTTAGATTGTAGACCACTAATGTCTCCTGATGCATATGCATCTTGAACTTCTTTTCTAATTTGTGCAACATCGATACCTGTCTCATCAGATATTCTACTTGCTATAGAATCAACTTCTTCTTCTTGTCCTGCTGCAAGTCCGCCTAGTGTTGAAACTCCAACTAACCCTGCTGCTTTTCCTAAACCAGTTAATTTACCTGCATCGGAAACTAATTTAAATTTATTTGCAAGCGATCCTAGTTTACTTAAACCAAGTGAAGCTCCACCTCCTGGTCTTGATGCCATTAAAAACGGATTAAAAGAACCTTTACCAAAAACAGCAGCTGGTCCACCGAAGGGTAAAGTTGCTAAACCTCCAAATATTGCAGCTTTACCTAATGGACTTTTAACAATTTTTTTAACCGCTTTTTTAGCTTTCCTAAAAACTTTTTTAATAAAGTATGATGGTATGCCTGTTTGATTAACGGCTTTACCTGCACCACCTAATGACTTTAATAATGCTGCTTCATCGTCATTAATGTATGCTAATGATTCACCTGGAGGTGCCATCTTCTCTGCGTCTTTTACAGAAACATCACCACCATCCGCTAATCTAAATCTTTCTGGTAAACTAAATCTTTGTACAAATTCCATATCACTTTTTGGTGGTTCTATATCCGTTGGTAATTTTGGAACTAGTGGCATGATAGGCATTACGGGTTGTGCTATTTGTGTATCACTATCTCCTTCAGGCATTGTTGGAGCAGTACGCCCACCTGTTAATGCAACTTCATCTACAATATTAGTAACTTGAGGTTGTCTATTTCTACTAATGAAATTTGAAATATCCATGGCACTTCTAACTCTACCATATCCAGGAATAGTAAATCTTGCGATAGTATCTAATCCGCCTGCAACTATATCTCTAACAGGTGTTTTTTGAACTGGTCTACTTTGAATTTGATCTTGTATTGGATCATCTCCTCCGCCACTAAAACTGTCTACTTGACTTTGAGATGCTGAAGCTTGACTCATAGTGCTTGCGTCATCAGTTCCATACTCAACAAAACTTGGAATACCCATCGGTGTCATGATACCAGAGCCACCAGCTTGTTTTAACATCTGTGCTTCTTTTGGATTTATGTAAGCAAGAAACTCACCTTCAGGTGCCATTCTTTTGGCATCATCTAAGGATACTCCGCCTTCTGCTAATAATTGTCTTGCTATTTGTGATCTAGTTATCGCCATTTTTCCACACTACTTTGTTTTAGGGAACAAATCAAGCGAAGGCATGATTACTTTTACGTCTCTTCTAATCTCTGCTTCTGGTATGCCTTTTGCCTTCCATTCGTCCTCTGTTTTGTATACCTCACCTGTTTTTAGGTTAGATATGGTTGTTATTATCTTTTCTGGCTTTATTGTTTGCATTATGTTGTTACCTCTCTTGGTTCTATTTCTAGTATAGAAGCTACCACATGCAGTTCATTTGCATCACTAGCTTGGACTTTCAAAGCTTCACTGGCCTCCATGACAAGAGGCTGTGTTAATAGCTCTGTTGTAGTATTTGAGGATACAGTTTTGCTTTTAAATAAGCTGAATATATTAGACGATGCGTCCACTAAAGTCACTGTAATATTAGCTCCTGATCCTGCATCTTCAGATACTAAAATCGATTTGACCACAGCCGTTTTAAACGACGGCACTGTGTATAATGTCGTAAGATTTGTAGTCGTTAAATCTGCTTTTTTATTTATAAAACTGTTTGCCATTAATTTATAAAGAAGCTTTCTGCTTCCATCTCATCTTTTAATTCTTGTTGATACGTTGTATTTAATTTTTGTATAACACCATCAAGATCTCTAACCTGTGCATCTGCTACAGATTGTTTATATATTTCACTAGGTCTTGTTAATACTTGTACTATCTTTGCCATTATCTTCTACCATCTGGTTGCACATCTAATCTAAATGTTCCTAACTTCCAATCTTGACTAGTGCTTGTGTTTTCTATTTTTAAAGCGATTGCTCTTGCTCGTGCTCTCGTATCGACTTTTGTTGTAGATGATGAAACTGTAAAAGGTCCTAATGAAGAACTAGCTGCCGTATCGTTTGAGTAATTTTTTAAATTTAATGTTATTTGTGTATTTCCTGTTTGCGAAACAAAGTCTGGTACAAATCTCCTTATCTTCATTATAAACTCACCATCTCCTCTGATTGTTGCTACACCTTGTTGTTGCTGAGTAATATCAAAATCTCCTGATAATATATTCGCTGTAATCGCTGTTACAGTTCCGCCTTTAACTTGGTCTGTTCCCGTTTCATGTTGATAGTATGTTGAGATACCATCTGTATTACCTTGCACATATGTAGATGAACTTGATCCTTCAACACCATCTGCATCGTATTCTAATGCATGTGGATTACCAAACACAGCAGAGTCTGCCCAAGCTGTTCTAGCTAAAGTGCCTACTGTCCATATTGGTCTTTGTGGTGAAGAGTCCTGATAATTATAACAAACCATTTTATTAACAACTGCAGAGTTTGCTGTTGGATAGAACCACATAATCTCACCAAACAAATTATTTAATCCCGCAGATATCATTTGATTACCAGAATCTAAGTTAACATCATCATAAACAAAATCTTCTACTAAACATGGTAACGTTTCAAGGGCACCAGCGTATCTAAAGAAACCATTTTCTGACATCCAGTATGCAGCACCATCAACCTCAACCGCTGCGTTCTTTCCTATTAAGCCACAGTTTGTTCCAACTTGCACAAAGGCAAATGTAAAAGGTTGACCTACGAATCTTTGTAAGAACAAAGCTGTATCTGTGTAAACATAAATCGCATCTCTACCTCTGATGGCTCCCATGATCCGTGATCCGTCGGCCAGTCTCTGTGTACCAGCATCATTGGTTGCTGTAGGTGTGTACGTGTTAATATCTTCAACAGCAGAGAATCTGATAAACATATCATCTTGAGTTGATTTATCACCAATCGTGGTTTCTGTTCCAAAGAATACTAAGTGTCTGTCCGGTGTAGATACAAGCATGTGTCTTGATGCTGTAGGTGCACCTGTAATAATAGTTGCTCTAGAGTTTGTTGCATCGGTTGCCGCTGAGTTCCATTCAAACACTTCACCATCTACGATTAAACAAATGGCTTTATCACCAAAGTTATCAATCGACCACATACCAGGATCTACGATTAAGTCTCCTGATGCCGCTTCACCCCATGCTACGAAGCTAGATGAATTAGTTACTGTTGCTCCTGCTGTGTGTGATGCTGCTGTTGTATTTCGCACACCTCTTGTTACACCTGTTAATGTATTTGTTGATATACCAGTATAAGATATTTCTTCTGTGCCTATCTGTATAAAGTTTGTTCCAGAGCTAGGAAACTGTGATGCATCGTTTAGTGTAATACTTGTCGTGGATGCATTTATATCTGAAGATAAAACTGTTGTAAAAGCTCCAACTTCTGTTCCACCCCAAGAGCCTAATGACCAACCAAAACCTTGTGATTGCACATCGGGTCCTACTTTGTAATAATGTTGAACTCTAATACCACCTGACTCACTGGCTCCAGATCCAGTTTCAGCAGATGGCATTGTTATTGTAATCGTGTTAGATGATGGCACAGTGGTTGCCATAAATCTTATGTCATCAAAATCAGATGCACCAAAGTTTGAATTTGTAATAGATGAAAAATTATCTAATAAAACGATGTCCCCTGCTGTAATACCATGGTCACCAGAAAAGTTTATCGTAACCGTTGTCGAGCCGTTGGTTGTGTTAAACGCGTTTGATAATGTGTTTGTAGATTTAATAGGATGTATATCGTAGAACACACCACCTGAATAAGCGTATAATATTCTGTTTGATCCTATGATAGAATACTTTCTTCCTAAACTATTTGTAAATTGATGTAAGGCTCTAGCTGCACCCGTAATATTATCAGCTCCTAGTTGTTTCCAGCCACCTATCTTCTCAGGTGTAGAATACCTAAAACGGACATTATCGCAGTCTATCCACTGACCCTCTGCAGCTGTCGCAGTAATTTGTTTATTTATACCAGGTTGAAACCCTATCTTTTGTAGCATAGATCTCCAGATTATATTAGATTGCGTTGATGTTCAACGTTATTTGA